GTGGATCTACAACCTCTGCTAAAATATTATTATAATTTTTACCAGGATCTAAAACTTCAATGTTTGTAATTCTGCCATCAACTATACGAGGAATAGCTGTTGCACCTTCCCCATCACCGCTAATTTTTACTGTAGGTATAATCTTAAACGATGCATTAATTTTTAAACCATCAGCCTGCGGTGTACCAACTACTTTCAATGTACCCTCGTTGTTTGAAGTGTTATCCCACTTATAAGATTCAATAACATAAACAAAAGATTCACCAGTGTCATTATTTGAAGCGTATAAAGTCATATCAGCGTAATAATTATCACGTACACTAATATCATTTGCTCTAACTTTTATAGTTCCATCATTACCCGGAGGACCTGTAACTTGTCCATTTTCTAAACTTGGATAACCAGTATTATCAATATTATTAAGTACAAAAATATCACTTAATTGTGAACCAGTAATTATGTTATCAGTATCAGCCGCAGGATCTGGATTGATTTCAAAATTTCCACTTAATGGAATATAACCCGAAGCATTATATGCTTCAAAATGTGGCTCGGTTAAATAATACATAAACTTCCACACGTAGCCGTCTGTTGTTCTATAGATTTGATCTGCTATTGTTGGATCATAGCTAGGTGGAGTTGTTGAAGGTACACCGTTATTATTAGATAAGCATTTGTAAACTCGGTAATCGCCAGAATCATTATTTGTTGGTCCAACTACAGCATAGAAATTTTTATCAACCATATCTTCTTGGTCATCGTACTGAGTGTAAATCGCATCTTTTTGCCAAGGATAATATTTGATCATGTACTTAATATCTTCTTGAAAAATCTGTTTTCCAAAAAGTATATTTTCTTTAAACTCATTTTTACTGTACAGAGTATTCTCTGCATCGACGCGATCTAACGCTTCTTTAGATACAGAAGATATCATAAAATAAAATTTATTATTTTGAATATCTTCATACACTAAGCGAGTAATGTCATTTTGAAATTTTGTAGTTAACGTAGTTGCCATTTTAGAAGACCTTAGCTTTTCTAATATTTATAATCATTTTTTAACCTCTCCTACGAATTTTTGGCCTAGGATAAATAACACCAGATGATGGTCTAGGTTTAAAATTTCTTTGAGGGTAACAATTACCAGATTCTGGTCTCTGGTTAATCCAACGAAGAATTCTATTTGGTGCACCTTGCAAACTTTGTAAATCCATTGGGTCGTCTGCTTCTGTATCAAGCATAAGATCTTTACCAGAAGTATCTATAATCCATTGTTGAGCTTCAGCCTGAGTCATGTTTGGCCAAGATTCTGCTAAACATGCTAACACACCAGCTACTTGTGGTGCTGCCATACTTGTACCCTGATACTTATCAAAGTTATAACCTGTTAGTCTTGGATCCGCAACGTCGTTTAATCTTTCATGAACACTACTATTAATTGCTTCACCAGCTGCAAAAACGTCTATTTGGCTACCACAGTTACTAAATACAGCTTTATCTTCTGTTAGTGCTTGCCCTAAAGCACCGACAGTAATTGCCGGTTCATAAAGTGCACCAGAACCAGTACCTCTATGAGAATACCAATTATAATTCGTTCCGAAATAAGTCATTTTATAAGTATTATCAAAGTCTTGATCTGAGCTATTTACTATTTTCCAATATTCGTTACCTGCCGCAAATACAAGAATAATTCCATCAGCAATTGCATCCTGAATATCAGCTAGTCTTGATGTGAAATAATTTGGAATATAATAGTTATTTGCAGCCATTGAAAAGAATCCACGTTCATTCAATTCTGCTACGGTTAAATCGCGTCCAGGTGAAAAAGTTGTTCCACGATAAGTAATTTCTGTAACTAAACCAAAATTATTTTGACCGGGTGTTACAACTGATCCATAACTGTTGTTTGTTATAGTTGGATTGCGACGACCTGTTACTGGATTAATTGGTTTACTATTGTGCCAAACTCTGATATAATCCCACATAAGAGAACTAGAAAGACTATTCGGATTTGTGCCATATGGACTAATATTATAGATATTTGCATCTCTAGCCCATCCTTGCGAGTTTCCAGCTACGGTCCCTGCACAGTGACATCCATGGTTATTATCGTCGGTTCTATCTGCATTGCCGGCATCTACATATGGAGTATAAACATATGTGCCATTAGCACCACCGGTTACTTGACCATTTAAAGAAAACCAGTTAAACTGCTGAACACGACTACCGCCAGACCCGTCAGGATTAACAGCAAATTCTGGATGTGCAGGATCAATATGGCCATCAACAATTACGACATCAACATTTTTGCCAGATGCAGTAATTGTTAAGTCATCTGTAATTTGATACGTGCCACCAGTACCTGCACCCCAGTTGCTTCTGTTTGTAGCTTCGCTATGTCTTAATAAACCCCAGTTAATATCTGTAGCTGAATCACCCCATCCTTTATCAAAATCACCATTTGTAATAGTATATAGTGGTCGCGTGGTAGCATCAATAAGTTCTACTAAATCAACACCCCAAACTCTATCATCTTGCCTTACCAACTCAGCTTCTTCATGAGTTAGCATATAATGAGTATTTCTACTAATGGGTCTTTTATTTGCTACATTAACGGCTCTATCTGGAATGAATAGATTACCGCCTGGTGTTTCCATGTCTTCATAGAAACCTTCCAGGTCTTCTCTGTTATACAGAGTTACGATCCACTCTCTAAGCATTTTAAGCCTCTAATTGTAGTACTGTGAGTTTTACCGTTACGGCTCTAGGCGATGCAGTATCATTAAGTATGTTACATGGAATGGCAGTTGTAGGTGTAGACTCTAAATTATATCCAATAGCACCAGGTGATACTCTAACTACTTCTGCCCCTGTAGTAATTACTTCTGCAATTACACCGGCATCGGGTGCTGGATCTGTATTGCGAGTTCTACCGAGATCGGCTGCTCTCGCCGCTTCATCAGTGTAAATTCTTACCCATGCAGCATCATCGGTTTCAATTGATAGTAATGCATATGATTTAAAGCCAGTAATATTAAAGTAGTTGCCAGAAAAAGCATTCAATGTAGTGGTAGTAAAAGTTAAAACAGTTCTTGCTTGTAAGGAAGAACCGCCACTTGATACCGTTGTGAACGTGAAATTACCAGCGCCGTCAGTAGTAAGTACTTGACCACTAGAACCATCTGTAATACCGAGATCTGTAATGTCAGTTGGAATAACTGGCGGTACATATAAGAATTCACCAGTATCTGAGTCATATGTTAACGAAGTGGTACCAGCTGCAGTTGTGTTTGCACTTAAATCTGTTAGAGCGATGCCGCCTGATGCTGAATTAACCCATGCATAATCGGTACCGTTCCAACTTAATACTTGGTTATTGGCTGCATTACTTGTATTTAAATGTGCGTCAACATCTGCATTTGCGTAAGCAGTACCCGTTGCCGCGTCTTCAAATGTAAAGTTACCGTCACCGTCAGTGGTTAATACTTGTCCAGCAACTCCATCTACGATTCCAGCATCAGTTAAACTTAGATTACTCCAATTATCATATAATTCATCAAAGTTTGCCATAGCTTTTTGCCATGCAGTTCGTATTGGATCACCTTGACCGTCGTTGGCCTCTTCACCGACATTTACTATTTGCTTTGCCATGATTGCTCCTGTTTATTTTTAAACTATTTATTTATCGGTGTTAAACACCATTGTCGGTTGTAATTCCGTCTGTGTCTACGGTCCAAACAAAGTTATCTGCTCTAATTGTTTGATCTCCAACAGATTGGTTAGGTCCGACAATTGGATCTCCTCCACGAACGTAATCTTCTTTTTGTATGATCTGAAATTTATAACTTACTTTAGGACCAGTCATTCTTTGATACTCAAATTCACTGAACATTTTAGTTCCAGCTAAATGCATAGTATCTTTAACTACTTTTTCATACTTGCCTGGATCTACTGTAGATTTAATTTCATAAGAATATTCTTGGTATCTATCGCTGTCTTGTATTTTAACATTATTGTCATAATAATCCAAAACTGTTGGGTAAACATAAAGTTTATTAATATGATCGTTGAACCAAGATTCTGTTTTAAGAATAGGAACGATTAATTCATCCCATATTTGCTTAACCCCTTCTGGCGCTGTACCGTTTGCCAATTGAGCAAACATGAGGACATCGTTACTTTTTATTAGACCATCTTCAGTAATGTCACCATACTTAAATCCACCAGTACGAGTACTGTTTAAGAATATTCCCAGCTCAGCAGGTTGTGTAGCTTGACCTGTAGCTAATTTTAATACTTGGTAAGCAAACTCTTTTGTTGGAAGTAAAGGCGTGGAATCTGTAACCTGCTGTGCTACATAACCATTAATATTAGAATTTTGACGGGCCCAATAACCTTCCGTAATACCTTGTGAATCTACGTTCAATACCGCTTCGGCATGTTTTACTCCGTCATCATCTACAAGGTAAACTGTTTCTTCATCTACATATCCTAGGCCTGAGTTTCTTATTATTGCAGCGGCAATTCTACCAGTTGAGAACAATGTTTCAGTTTTAATCGTAGCGTTTTCGCCGAGTCTTTTTGAACTATAATCTCTTTCGACTGCTAGTACGTCGTAATTATTACCTTTATGAATTATATAATCATTGTTTCCGGTTTTAAATCCATAATAAGCGTATGGTCTAACATATATTCCTTTAATGTCATTATCAACCTTAGTAATTATACCAACAGTTGAAGTAGAAGGTTGTCTTATTTCATCACCTACCGAAAATGTTGCGCTATAATTATCAATTAAAAGAACTTGTTCAAATCTATCAAATATTACAATTTGATCGTCTGTGACGATATTAAACACGTCGTTTACATAATTAGATCCTGGGTTTATATTTTCAAACGATGCAATAGAACCAATCTCAAATGGAGTTAAGTCAAACGCAGCATCTAATCTTGTAGCTAGAGTAACAGGATTAGCGGTTCCAGACATAGCGGCTAAAGCTGGTGGCACAGTATTAAAGTTAGATGAATTAAGTGGTACTGCTAAAAAATTAGCAATAGGATCAGTCATTAATCCTATAGATTCAATATTTTCTAATTCGCCTACCTTTACATGATCTGTATTGGCTGTATCTGCGTATAATGGACCGGGTGATGATTCATTTTTACCAGAAATTGTGTATATTTGTCCAGTGTTAGTTCCGGCGTTATAGGCTGTTAGTGTGAAATTAACATCACGATCTACGGTTGAAATAGGACGAGTAATAGCAAATTCATCACCATCTCTTACTTTAACACCAACAGAATTGGAATTTTGTCCAATTACAACACCTTCATTGCCAGCACTATCACGCAATGTTTCCAACTCATTAAATATAAAATCTTCATTTTGCAATACAATAGATTGGTTAGATACTAAAATTCTAGTATTTTCGACAGTATATCCCCAACCACCATCAAGTATCTTGTAATCAACTGTACCGGTAAACTCGTCCTGAAGCTCAGTAACAATTGCAGTACCGCCTTTACCGTACTTGCTTTGAATAGAGAAGATATCACCAATGTTGTTACCAGTTGTTCCGCCCCAATCTAGATTTATATCCATAGATGCAGCAGAGCCATTCAACTTACCAAACGAAACATCTTCTCCTGCTAATCTGCAAAGAATTTCATCGTATTTAACAAACTTTCCTTTAACGTTAACAAGATAAACTATGGGTGTTAATGTTTTATTCAAATAAACAAAGTTAATTTTATCTACAATAGCAGTTGCTTTAGATATTGAGCCTGTAACATTCTTACTTAAAAGAGTACTATAATCATATCTATTTGCGCCATTGTTAGAAATGAAATCATTGTTATTAGGAAATAATTGTAAGAATGTACCTGTTTTCCACTGCGAATCAGACGGCTTGAGCATGTGGCGAGCTGGGTAGTTAATATTAACATCTTCATCATAGAACATTCTAAAGAATAGTTTAATACCAGCTTCCGTACCTTTGCGTCGGTACAAATCCATAATGTTTTTAATTACAACGCGTGTAGTTTGCTCATCTAGTTGTGGTAAATCTGCCATATATTTCTTTTTAAAATATATGATCATCTCAGATAATGTACTGCCTACATCACGATATTCAAACATCCTACGGACGTTATAAACACCCATGTTAGATTCTGATTCAACAAACCTATAATATTGTTCAACCATGTCAACTAACTCAGAGCCGTGTTCCCTAAAATACGCTGGGAATTGCTGAGCTATTTTAAACGCTATATTTTTTTCAACTAGCGTGACTCTGTTATTAGCTGGCATTATTTAACCTCGATCATATTTACGGTTACGTCATCATCTTTAATCAAGAATATTCTTCCTGCAGGAGCAGTAATATCATCTCTATAAGTTGTTACTTGAATTTTAATACCGTTTCCTTCGTAAGAAGAAGTCTTAAATCCAACAAGATTAATTTCACCAGTTTCATAATTAACGCTACCGGCAATTGGTTTAACAACCTGCGGGTTAGTAAGATCAGACGTTACAATTTGAATATTACCAATACCATCATCTTGTAGATATGAACTTACGTTGTTATATGAAAATACGCTACTTTTAACTGCTGGTTTGTAATCCGCAAAACCATTAGTATCTTTAAAAGGATACGGCTTGACTAATTTAGCATAAAATTTAAATGATGGGCTTTCAGCTACATTTAAATCTGGAGAGTAAACTACATATGGACAAACCATAGTTTCATTACTGGTAATAGATCCATCTGCGGAATCAATATTTGCATTCAATTTAGATAATCTTAATGTTGTATTAAAGTCATCCAAATATGTTGAGTTGTAGCTCGCAATAGCTGTACGAACTGCTGCTTCAATTTCACCAACAGATTTCTTAGTTACTTTAGGATTAAAGTAAACATCAACTTCAGCACAACCATACAAGAAATCTGAATCAATAAAGATAGGTTCAACTGCGAGTGGACTCTTATCACTCAAGTATTCGATATAAGCCGCAGATAAAGTTGATGAAAGACCATCGCGCCCTTCACCTAAATAAACAGAAATAGCAACCTTACCAAACTGTGGTGGTTCTAATTCTTCACCGCCGTAAGCAGAAACTGATTTAATTTCTGGGAACTGTCTTTGTAGAAGAATTTCATAATCCTTTGTACTAACAGCTCGTTCTTGAATTTGTAAAGATTTAGGAGCATAATAACGAATACTTTCAAGTGTTTCTCTTTCCGCACCACCGGCTGCAATTTCAACAGTATCAACAATAGTTGTGGCATTAGCACTTGTTGTGCCTAATTCAAATTTAAATGCACCGTTAGCTTCTGAACCTGATGTAATTCTGTATCTTACACGAATATCTTCATATTCTTTTGGCTGATAACCAAATTTATTATTACCAAAATAAACAGTGTAACGACCGTCGTAATATGGTTCAACATAAAATACTTTATCCGTTGGACCTACACCAAAAATACCATTTTTACGAATAAATATATTTTCGTTATCGGT